CGCACTACACTGGGGGTGTAGTGGTCGCAGGTTCAAATCCTGCCGTTCCGACCAGTTTACAAGTCAATAAAGCCGCAGCCTACAGAGGTTAGCGGCTTTTTTGTGTCTATTGATTGTTGGTTTAATTGTCGTCATATCTTGCATAATTGGCATAATATGTCTATCTTGAGTTATTACTTACACCAAGATTACACCATGAAATTACCCAAACCGATTAAGCGCGGTGATGCTTATCGCATATCAATTATGATTGACGGTGAGCGAGCCAGTGCGACTTTTGACACTGAGAAAGAATGTACGCAATGGGCAGCCAAGCAAAAGCTCAAAGCCACGGCTGGCGAAAAGTTAAAGACACATCGCAAAACGAGTATCACTGTGCATGAGTTAATGACCTTGCATTATGCCAATGTGCGAGCTGGCAGCAAGGGCGAAGATTATGATGTGATAATGCAGCGAGTATTACCCCGTGACCACTCATGGCTTACTCAGATGATGGTTGTTGATGTGACAGCACTTGATTTGACTAAGTACCGCGATATGAGATTAAAGCTCGTTAAAAGCGCAACCGTTAAGCGTGAGCTTGGCTATCTGTCCGGCATCTTTACTCATGCGGTCAAAGACTTGTTTATCATCGACGCTAATCCCTGCCACAGCGTCAATAAGCCGCCCGATGGCAAAGATAGGTTTAGACGCATTACAGCCGATGAGGTGGACGCTGTGCTTGATTTGTGCCAGTACAAACTAGGCGTTACCCCTACTACATCGCGGCAATATGTGGCGTGGTCGTTTTTGTGGGGTTTAGAATCAGCTATGAGGCGCAATGAGATACTAGGCATGAATTGGCTAGACGTACATACAAACCATGTGCATTTGCCAACAAGCAAAACAGACAAGCCGCGTAACGTGCCATTAAGTCCGACTATGCGTAAGTTGCTTAGCTGTTTGCCTACTGAGCAAGGCGCATTGATACCGATTAATAGAGATGCGTTTAAGTCTGCATGGAAGCGCGTCAAAGCTGATCTAAATAAAACAGTCGATGATTTGCAGTTTAGAGATACAAGGCATGAAGCGATAAGCAGAATGGTAAATAGTAAGCGATTGCCAGTTGAGCAATTAGCAAAGATAACAGGGCACACAAAGTTAGAAACACTACTAAATGTCTATTACAATCCAACCGCTGACGAGCTTTACAATAGTATGTATGGGGATTAGTCTCTCAAAAAATAACGATTTAGAATAACAAAGAGTTTAGCTTCTCAAAACCTAGACACAAAAAAACGCCCACCTAAATTAATAGATGGGCTTGAGCTGTATTATGCGAGGTGTAGCAGAATTGCACTGCATGAGATTAAATCTAAGACCTAAGCCTCTGTACCTAGCACACTTACTACCTCGTACAACGAATAGCTATTATATCACTAAACATAGCTAAATGCGGCTAATTATCTTTAGCCGCCCACCGCAAGTTGCCAACGATACGACGTGACCAGCCGCGACCAAATGTGGCCCATGTTCTGAGGTCGGTAAAAAATTGCAAACGCTCAGCAAGGAATAGCAAGACAATTCGGTCTGAGTCCATGCACTTAACAGCACTCAATGTCTGATTGCCTATTATGCCGTCCACATCGTCACCAGTAATGCCAACTGCTCGCTGTAGAAACTTGATAGCCTGACGGTTTCCATGATTGTAAGCTGCATCAAAAACCTGCCAAGCCACAGCGCGTGGTAATTCATCGCCTTTCACAGCCTGCCAATACGACTTGTCAGCGATTGCTTGAGCCGTGGCTTTTGGCAAACTACGCATTGGACCGTTGTAGCCGTGAGCACGAGCAACACGTTTTGTCACGCCCCACATGGTTTCGCCGCCAGGGTCGCTTGGATGGTTGACGTAACCGCCTTCGTGCTCCATTAGTCGATTGAATAGGCTTTCAAAAATACTCATATTTCACCCCAAAAAAGCCCTAATTAAAGGGCTGTGTTTAATATACTTGCTAGAGCTTTGGTTGTTTAATTATGCGACCTAAAAAGCCTGTCACTAATACGACAAAGCCCATGTACTCAGGCGGTATTAGATTACTATCTGTAGCTGCACCGATTAATGCTAATGCAAAGACAGCGACAGTCGGCAAGATGACCGCTAACGACTTATACATTTTTTGCCAATTATTAATTAATTTCATAATTCCTCACTTGTTGCATTTGCTTGATACTTTGCGAACTTGCATATATGCGCTGTACCTAGTGATTAAGAGCAACGCCAAAACCCACATAACAAAACTCAAGAACCTTGCGAGCGTATATCCCCAGTGCCCTTGATAACCTAATGTGTGCAGTGGTGGGTATGATGTAATAGCCGACAATGCTAGGAAGCCATATATCGCCCAACTAAGCGCACCTGCACATACAACCGCTAGCTCAAGTATCGGCGTATAAACCCCATCATCAACAACTCTCATGCGTGTGAGCATGACGAACAAACCCAAGATGACAGCACATAGCGCCATCGTTAAATCAAGATAGATTGGCGCTATCATTCGCTGTCTCCTTTTTTGTAGTCCGTGTCAATTTGAAAGTCGTCATCTACTGACGTGTCTAATCCAGTGCGATTGCGTACCGCCTGATTTAGCGTTTTGTTTATGCGTTTTTGGTTGCTGATCCATACCATTGTACCTGCCACCAATGGCGCACTAAATAGACCTGCCAAGAGTGCAAACAGCGGCAAAGCGCCTGATTGTGCTTCATTGAACGTATTTACCGCTAAGCTCAATGCGACGCCCATAAACACACCGATTAATGCTTTCGCTAGGCTTGGATAATAAAAGCTCTTATCAATCTCAGGTATTTTGACAAAAGCAGCACACAAGCCACCTGCTGTTGAAAACACCCAAACACCCGTCCAGCTAAGCAAAAAAGGCGCGGGCAAAACCCTTGCCTCTATGAGTTGGTCAGCAGCCCATGCGCTAATTGGGTAAGATGCAGCTAGAGCAGCTACGCAAGCCCACCATAGCTGCCAAAACTTAATTTTAAGCATCTAACCCCCTAATTTAGATAATAAAAAACCCCAATTAAGGGGTTATTAAAAGTTGCTAACAAACGCCGCTGCGATCTTATCAGCAAGCCATTGATGCGCCATCTCTCCGTTTGGGTGTAGACCATCTATCGTTTGGTCTAGCAAATAGGGTTTATAGTTTAAAAGGTTTAATCCTGCGCTGTGGTAGAGGTGGTAAAAAGGTAAGTGATATTTTTTAGCAACAGCGCCAATAGCGTCGCCAAATTCCGACAAATAAACGCCATTAACGTTAGGGTGGTTGTCGCTATCTTTAGCGTCGCCCGGCGTAATCCTAGCTCTAAACATGGGCGCTATCCAAAGCATTTGTAGGTGCGGATACTTCGTTAATATTTTATCAATAATGTATTCAGCCGCGCCTTTGATTGTTGTGCGATTTTTATCTGCGTCAGTGCCGATTTGTACGTTATTAGACCAATCGTTGGTGCCCCAGAAACAAACCACATAATTAACACTTAGCCACTCAACAGCTTCCAGTCTATCTACGATAGCTCGATTATCGTCTGTTGGCACAGCTGCATACCTAGCGTTTGCGCCAGCTCTAACTATTGACCAGTCGCCGCTTGCGATTGCATCAGCAACATCAACACCACACATACCTGCCAAATTGCTTGTCATTTCAGTCAATCGAGTGCCGCCAAAACCACCATTTATAGTGGTCAAGCCTAGTCTTGCACCAACGCGAGCAGGGTAATCGCCGTTTTCTGTGATTGAGTCGCCTAAAAATATGGCTGTACGACCAGCATATGGTGAGACTAGCACTTCAACAAATCCGACGGGCTGCCACGGCTGAACAACACCATTCCGCAGCGACCTGATATAATACTCCCAAGGTCTAGCGCTTGTTGGTACTATCTTTTGATTGATAAAAGTACCAAAAGCTTCAACGCTAAGTAAACCAACTGAGCCGACATAACCAACTGGCAATTCAGTGTTACCCGCTAAACCAGTTAAGACATAATCTCCTGCATTTACCAAGTCTTTTAAAACAGGGTTGGTTAGCGACCCCTTGTACGGCTTCGCTGTGACAAGCGTTTCATTGATTGCGCTCACAATTGATGACTTACTGACTGTCGTGAGTGCTGATAGCTCGCCGATGTCAGGAATGCTGTACCATTTGCGCGTACTATCGATATTATTCATATCATCAGCACGATGGTATGTTTTATTGCCCAAGAGGCTGATAATTGTTTTTGATACCCAGCGACCATTGTTAGTGCCAAAGCCACCCACAGCATGAACAATCATCAAAAAGGTATCGGTGACAGGTGAGTTGATATAGTTACTGCCAAATGTACCGAGATAAACACCTGCTCGCTTGATGGTGTTAAGGTCAGTTCCTGCGGATATAACACCCTGCGGAGCTACGTAATTACTAGCAAGTTCATTAAAGATACTGTTAAAATTATACGGTAAGTAAAACCAATCACCTGACCGCCTTTGGTAATAGCCGTTATTTTCTACAACAAGATCATCAGTAACTAGCGCGTAGCTATCATCAAGCAACGTACTAGAATCCATAAGCGCTTTGGTTTTAAATAGCGCTGCGTCAAGCGTACCTTGTTCTAGAATGGTCTTAATTGCTTTCGCTAGTGTCGGATAAGTGCCACCTAAGCGAGTATCAACGTTTGTATTCTCATCGCCATTGACAGCTATTTCAAGAGATTCACTATCAAGACTCGCATCAATCAGCTTTTGCATTGTAATCGGCTCTGCCATTTTTAAAACTCCCACAAAAAAGCCCACCGTATAAGGGTGGGCGTTGTTTAAATTATTGGTTTAGGTTATTAAGCCGTTTATGTAGTCCGTGTCGTTTTGGTAATAACGGTCGTCGTAGTTTGTGCAGATCAATTTGTTGGTCATGGCCTCCGATGGGTCTTTTTGTCCAACTAAGTACGCATCACGGTCTTTATCTTCCTCAGTTACGATTTGATAGACCGCTTGCACTGAGTTGCCGTCGTAACCTGTGCTAATCTCACCACTTGGCAGCCTGGCGAGCTTTACGCTAGTGCTATCACGCGCTGTCACTTCGATAGCTTCCACGCCATTGTTGATAGTCTGAATAAACAACGTATGTGGCACTGACGGCTCGATACTCACTGGGTCTGTCGTGTATAGCACAACGTCGCTACCGACCGTCTCAATGCTGTCTACTGAGCCTTGCTGAATGTTTGCGCGCAATTGGTCTGCCACGGTTATGCGATTAGTGCGCACGACAATATTAGACTCATCACCTGCGGTAAATTCACAAGTCTTATAAGCATGACGGTCTTTGTTATAAAGGCGCATCATGTGGATATGTGCTTGCACCTCGTTACGCACACCGATTAGCTTATCTTCATGCGGATTAATCAAGTTATCACTAGGATAAGATAGTGTGACAGTCGCATCATCTGCTGGGTCGGTATATTCAACGGTGACGCCATCGTAATCATTCGGCACACCTAGCGACTCGGACGCGGTAAACGTATCAGGTAATATATTATGGCTGTTAAACACAGCAACCGAACCTGGAACGATACGCTCAAAGTCGAGCATTATTTTGTTGCCCTGGCGCTTGGCTTGGCTAAATACCGCCTTGCCGACTGTCTGTAATGTTTCCTCGGCACTTAGATTGTTGTCATCAAACGTATAGCAAAACTCGCTACACTTTTCAGTGCCAAAGTAAGCAACCTGCGCGTCAATCTCAGCCTTTATCTGGGCAACGTCGATTTGTGATAACTGCAAGTTACCGATTTTTGGGTCAGTCGCTATATGTCTGATAATGTCGTCAGCACGATTAGATAAAACCAACTCACCTGTGGTTGCATCTGTCACGTATCGCTGTACTAATAGCCGCAATTTACGCTCTTTGAGTGACAATGCGCCCTCTGTGCCTAGTGTTTTACTCAGCACGTTGGTTGTACCTGCCATATAATCGCTAGATTCCATCGAGCGTATGCCGTAAAAATCCTTTATCTTGATTTCATCTACGATACCGCCTGAGCTATCTGTGACCACGTTTGACGTTCTGGCAACACGTATTCGCATACGCTTGCCTTTGACAAAATTGGGGTTTTCTATCGTTACCGTCTTATTGGTTGTGGTTCTGATTTTGTTGTCTGTATAAGATGACAGTGATGTTTGATAGCCTTTCTTCATTGCGCCAAATGCAAAGTCATCACTATTAGGTGACTGTATGCTAAACGTCTGCGTAACTAGCGTTCCAGCTATCGGATTGTTTTCGCTATCGACAATCTCAGACTCAATCGATCCAAACAAGCGCAATGCTCGCCATGTGTTATCAGGCTCGCCATCGTAAAGACCTGCTGCTGTGATGTTGATGTACGCGCTGTCATGCTCTCTTAGGTCAGTATAGTGCCAACCCTGCCAAAACGTATCTGTCTCAGTCGATAGCGTGACCGCATCAGACTCAGCCGTTAAATCGACATTATCGGTCAACGTCTGCCAGTCAGTATTGACAGCGGCAGGATTTGATAGGGTTATTTGTTTTTCAGTGACGCTCAATATCTCATACTGACCGTTTAGCGTGTAAGTCACATCGGTTATGTCGGGGTCAACACCCTCGGTTACACCATTCGCTGATGCTAGATTGTCAGCACCCTCAATCAATATCGTGTCACCGACTGCAAAGTTATTTAGAAAGTCCACACTGCTTGATGTTTCAATGATGTTTGGGTTTTTAAATGTCGTTGCGACTGTCAAATAGCTATCAGGCGCTTGCAATGTCTGACCGTTGACTGACGTGTACCGCTTAGCGACCTTGCGTGACCAGGCTGCTTCTTCTGCGGTAAATGCTGAGCCAAACTGAAACGCTGGTGTGTCATCAAACGTGGTATCAGGGTCAAAAACCAAAACACTTGAACCGAATACCTGACTGATTGGCGTCGTATCATCATAAGCCTCAAAAACATGATGCTTGCCACGCCCTATACGATAAGCCGACATCTCGACTTCTTTGTGGTCAATATAAACGCTGTAAGTCACTGCGGTTAAATCAGGCACACTATAAACTGTACCGAAAATATCAGGTATGCGACCACCTAAACGCTGCTGATTGGTTCGAGCTGCTAGTGCGTTGTTAGGGCTTGGTGCTTGGCTACCATTCTGATTTGGTATTGTTGGTACTGGCATTAAGAACGCCATAGCCACCGATACAAGCGTACTGACCACAACCATTGCAATGTATGCACCGATACCCATCGGCTTAACGACAGCATAGATACGACCATGCAAGCGCATAACCTTGTCTACGTCTTGCGGTGTTTTCGGTGTTATGTCTTTGCATAAATCGCCATGATAAAGGCGCACGCTCTCAGATAAACCGTTGCCTCCAAATGCTTCTTGCAATAGCTTTTCGATATCATCGCCTTGATACGTTTCAAAGATAGGCTTGCCGTTTTCATCAAGTATTGGTGGGTTAAAGATATCGCGGATCACGACTAGCTCAATCGAGCGTTTAAACAATTTCATAGTACGTCACCCTTTCAAATCCCTGTTTGACGATATTTAATGTTTGCCATACCACGCCGTGAGGCTCTAAGTGCAACACGCGCCCATCAATCCATAAGCCTACGTGCGCCTTGCCCTTGTCCCTAAATAGGACAATCGTGTGCTGTGACGGCTCGACCACTGGCACAAACTGACGCAAATTCGAGGCACTAAAAAAGCCAATCGTAAGCAGCTTGTTTGATATATCAATTCCAGTGTAGTGCCGGTAAGCATCTATCAAAAAATGCTCACAGCAATAGGATTGAGCATCGTATTTGATAGCATCCCACATTAGAAACCCCTAAGCGTCGGCGTATTGTCTAGCGTATAGACTTCGCCTGTCTTTGTCAGATTCATCTGTTTTGCTCGACAAACAAATACCGCGCCCTCAATCTTTGGCTCGTAGTCTGTAACTTCTAAGCCTAATATTGTGACTTGCGGCTTGGTCAAATCTGACAAGTTGTACTCACGATAGTTTAGCATTGGTCTAATGTCTGAGTATTGACTGTCACGCGCGCGTTTCAGCTCATCAGGAAAGTCCTCGCCCAAATCGCCTACGCCTATCGTTATTTCTTGATCCAAATCATCTGAGTTTGTACCACGTTGGATTGTCAGCGGCACGTACTCATAATCATAGCTAAATGTGTTCTCATGTTGCACTGTAATGCCGTCAGCATGGTTCTGCACCAAACGATACACCTTTGACCATGCAGGGTGTGAAACCTCAACACACAGCAATCTAACGTCATCAGGATTGCCTGATAACCAGTAATTATAATCAGGCATTTAAACTCCCTAGCGCATCAGGCAAATCTTCATTGACCAATTTTTCAAGCGCATTGGTAAAGCCTGAAATATCACCGCCTGTCTGCTCGTAGAAATATACAAACGTGGCTGCCAATTCAAGGTCAACAGGTATCGGCTTTACGATAAGGCCACAGCTAAACTCAAAGACGTTGCCGCCTAGTACGGTATCTTGTGGCATACCATTAAACCAGCACTGATACCACTTCATTGTCGTGCCCTTGATAATCAAGCGCATTGCAAAGGGCTTAACTTTGTAAAGCTCCCAAAACTGCCAGATATAGTCGTGATGCTGTGCTTTATGCCTAAACGTCACTGATATTTGATGCGGTGCGCCTACGTTGTTTAGACGTAAGCGCGGTGGGCCATTAGTGTATTGAGTGCTTAAAACATCATTGCCGATACCGACATTGTAATTCTCAAGCAACGGACATAGGATAAGCTGTGGTAAATCATCTTCTATTGCCATAACTACCTTCTCCGTTGTGTTTGAGTGTTACGTGTAAGCTGCTTTGACTCAAAGCTATTAGGATTCTGCAGGTTAGCAAATGCAGACTTAGCAGCACTTCTTGCCTCATTTCTAACGTCTGTGATCGTAATCGTTTGACCATCATCACTAGCCGTCACTTGAGCCGATGAGTAGTTATTGATTGTCAAACCTGATTTATCGCCTTGCATAAACTTGGTTAAGTCTGAGTTTTGATTAGGTGACAATACGCGCTCACCTTTATCAAGTAAGTACGTTGACTCTTTAGGAACATAATCAAGCCCACCGTGAGCAATACCGTCAACCGAAACGCTTTGCAGGTTGCTCATAATACTAGCGCCTTGCGCTACAGCAGCGCCAATAAACGGTATGTTTTGCGGAAAACCTAAAGCCATAGCCTTAGCAACCGCTTGTTGAATGGCTATTGCAGATTGTGCGATTGCAAAACCCTTCTCAATACCAAAGAAAACCTTGTGTGCTGCTGACTGTTCACCAAAGAACGACTTAGTTAAACCAGCCAATCCACCAAACAAGCCTTGATACATTTCAATACGCGCAGATTTTTGCGCCTCATCAAGCTGCTGTTGTTTGAGTGCAAATTCTTGCTCCATTGACCACATGGCATCTAAATGCTCTTGCCTTGCTGTCTCTAGCAGCTCGTTGCGCTCAAGCTCTGGTAATAAAAAGTCACCACGTTCATCACGCGCATTAATCTCATTTTGACGACCTGCATATTGACCATTAACCGAGTTAAACGCTTCATCGTGGTCTTGAGCCAACCGCCATGTTTCGTAATCCTGACCACTCATCGTGCGCTGAGCCATGCTATCTAAGCCAGTGCTAGCAGCGCCTAGTCTATTTTCTCGCATACTCTGAGCAATAGACTGATAATACTTGTCTTGCTCACGTAGTTTTGCTTGTGCTGCAAATTTGAAGTTTGCTAAATCTTCTTGATAAGCGGCGTTTTGCAGGTCGATGAGCAACTGTCTTGACTGGTCATCTTTTGCAAACTCGACATTTATACGTTCAATCTTTTTGTTGTGCTCGTATGTCAGCTTTTCTTCATCTGCCATATAGCTTTCAAGGATTGATTTTGCTGCGGCTGTGCGTTTGTTGTCGTACTCAGCTTTTGCGCGTGTCAATAGCTCTGCACGCTCAATAGAACC